TTTTTAGCATTTTATACAAATAGTGCTGGAACAGTTGCGGAAAGATTCCGTATTATGTCAAATGGAAATGCAGAAGTAACTGATGGAAATTTAAAAATAGGAACTTCTGGTCACGGTATTGACTTTAGTGCTACTTCAGATGGAAGTGGTAATGATACTAGCGAACTACTAGACGACTATGAAGAAGGTGAATGGACACCTACGCTTAACACTGGAGATTTTGGTGTTACCAGTTATGCTACAAGGTACGCAAGGTATACAAAAATAGGTAGGGCAGTGCATATTGTGATGTATATCATGTTGAGCAATAAGGGAAGTAATAGCGGGTATTTAAAATTGTGGGGTTTACCTTATACCAACGCGGCGAGTCCTGCTTACACTGCTTTATCTTGTTGGTGCACGAGCATGGAAATTGGGGGCGCACGTTCAATGATTGCTTATGTAAATCCCGGCTCTAATTGGTGTGCAATACAAAAATATAATGAATCAAGTGGAGATGCTAATTGGTGTACAGAAGCTGACCTAAATAATAATAGTGAAATACGGTTAGCAGGAACTTACTTTGTTTAATTTTTAGACCGTTAGCACGTCTATAAACTAAGCCATAAACCTGTTTTAATCGGAGATTAATCCTAAATGAGCTTAACTAAAACACAAGAGAACGATAAGATAGAGATCGTTAACAGATGGTCGGTACAGGTCAGAAATGCGACAATTATAAAAGATGACGGTAAAGAGATTTCTCGTTCCTTTCATAGAAAAGTATTAACACCGGGAACACTTGATGCAAGTGACAACCTAGTAGCTACTGATATATCTGGAGAGGATGCAGATGTTCAGGCTATATGTAACGCAGCGTGGACTTCTCAAGTAAAGACTGACTACACTGCTTTCTTAGTAGCGAATAAGAGTTCTTAAATATGACTAATACAATTACAGAACGCCGAGAACAATTAAGCAACGAATTAAACACAATTCAAAGTGAATTAGCACAAGCAAAGTTAGCCGTTGATTTGTTTACTAAAAAAGAAGTTGAATTACAAACTAGACTTAATGAACTTGACGCGCTAGATCAACCTGAATCGACTGTTGTTGACCCTGTTGCTGTTTAATTAATAAAGGTGTTATGAGATAAGCGGGTAATACAGCAATAGTTGTAAGACTGATCACTAATATCATGATTGGCGCGGCCTTAATTATGGCTTCTTTCCATATATCGTCAAACATGTTTTTAATTAAATTATAAGTTACTATTTAGGCGTAGCAACGTTTAAAGCTATGAAAAAAGTGATTAATGTTCTTGTAATTGCAAATAGTGTGTTTATAGTGGGAGTGCTAGCAGGTGGCGCGGGTCTTTATTTCTACGCTAAGAACCCAACCAACCAAGCTAAAGCAAAAGCTTATTTGACAAATCAAATTACAAAGCTCATACCTGTTCCAGAAATACCAAAAGTTCCTACATCAACCGGAAATGTCCTCCCCTTTTAATATGGGCAAATTCTTTGCAAGCCGAGGCAATCAAAGAGGCATTATTGCGCTTGAAAGAAGAAGAATTAATTAGACAAAAAGAAGATGGAAATAAAAGAGATAAAGGTTCCGACAGTAAAGATTTGGACAATACCTAATATTCAAGCGCCTAACGTTATTGCAACTCCTTCTGTTCCTATCCCTTACATTGAGACGCCCTGTTCAGAAGTAAGGCGAGATTATACGAGGTCAAAACAAATTTTTACAGATGATCCCGCTGGAAATACTGTTATTTGTCCGGGCATCCCTTGGTTTGAACCGATTCAATACAACCCTAAAAAAATACAAATTATTCAAAGTCAAAAACCAACGGTAGAACCGCCACCAACTAACACAGCGAAAACGCCAGAAGCCGAAATACCAAAAGATGATTTAACACAAGAAAAGAAAGAAAATGTTCCTTGCCCTGATCCACAGAAAAACAATCCTAGAATTGGTGATATTGCAGCAAATGGAAAAGAAAAAGTTTCTGGGTTTGAATTAAGTAAAGACGGGCAAACTTGCTTAGTTATTTATTCTCCTATTTCAGTAACAGAAAAATATTTACCCCAGATTGGAACAGTTTCAACAACTGCAATTATTGCTTCAACTGCTGTTGTCAGTTCTGTTTTAGCTAAACCCATTGCTGACTTATTGTTAAAGGTGATTAAACCAAGTGTTAAAAAAGTCATCACAACATTAAAAACAAAGCTATTAAAAAAACCGCCAGAAAAAAAGAGTATCTTTGACAAAAAGATGGAACAAAGAGAACGTAATAAAGCTATTCGGAAATTAAAGAAGGGGTGGTAATTTCATGTTTATGATCAATTAATGTATTAGCTGGCGTTACTAAAGTCACGTCCTCGCATAGACCATATAAGGGCGAATTTTCAGTTAATAAAACGCCTTCTTTTTTCCATTTAGCGCAAGTATTGATTCTTGAAGCGTGATAGTTTAATTTTTTTGCTTCTAGCTGATGAGTGTATAAATCGACTTGCTTAGCCATAGCAGCGCGGCAAAGGCGAACAGATTGGCGATCAAGTGGAATTGCAAAAGTTAAAGCAATACCTGAACTAATGCTCATATTATTTTCTTTTTGTCCTGTTCTTGTTGGCTTGTAGTAAAGGATTGAACCTGGATTAATTAAAGCGCCGTCATCATTTGTTTGTAAATCATATACAGGCTCTTGATACATTGGCTCATAGGGTGAGCTATAAGAATTTGTTGTTTGCACAAATGGGTTGATATTGAGGGTTGAACCTTGGCATTGCAAGGCCGGGGCTACAGATTGGGTAAACTGCCTAGAGGGCACCACCTGAATTGATTGATTTGTAACGGATCCTGTGGAATTTGAAGTAGTATTAACCGTGTTACTGTAAGCTTTGTCAGCTATATTTGATAATATAAAAGCAATTGCTAAAGTATATTTTAAACTCTTAATCACTGGCTAAATGTACTTGTTGAGTCACTAACACTTTCTATGGTGGTAGTTCTATCAATTTGAGTAAAATTAACAAGTCCTCCTGTTTCTAGCGTTTCAAAATATGACCAACTTTGACCAGCATTATTAATTGAATATTCTGGTTTTGCTGTATATGTAGGGTTTGTAATTGATGTTGTTACCCCTTGAATAGTTTGGGTATTTGTTGTGTATCCTGTTGGTGCAATATTTGTAGTATTAGAAGGTGAAACATTGACCCCACCCGTAGTCAACTGATAGCCATTACGGAAGTCAAAACTTTTTATAGTCTCCTGAACCACGCTAGAAGTTTCGGTGTGATTTTGTAGAACGCCTTGTTGAAAATTTGGGATTACTGGCGCGGCATAAATTGGCGCATTAAATATAAATAATAAGCCAACAATAAAACGCATTAGTCAACAATTAATTCTGTAATCACTTGCCCTATAGCCGAAGTTCCACTCGATCCGGCCACTAAAGTAATAGTGCCGTCTGTCAAAATCGTCCCGGCCAAGCTGCCCGCAGTTCCGGCAGCCGTAGAAGTTACGTTAGAGAAATTTGGAACAGCGCCAACACTAACCGCGCTTGTAGGTATAGCGTCCCCTTGACTATATGTAGAACTGAAGGAAAACGCCTGTCCGGGGTCGTCTTGCGTCGCGGCTATTGTACCGGGTGAATAAATGCCTGAACTAATCGCGCCCGTTGACACCGTGTTTACCGTCGTTCCATCAGTTGTATCTATGTTGTTACCGCTGATTGAAAAACTTGAACCCAACCGAGTTGATTGGGTCGCTGCGGCGTTCACAGTTAATTGAGTTGAACTAGTTATTTTATGATGAAGGTCGGCTCTAGCGGCTGGAGTTGCTACGAGGAAAGCAGCGAGGAAGAAAAGAGAGTTTTTCATTTTTTTAAGCGGCCTGTAACGTTGTCTATATCTTTATTAGTTATAGGATCTTTGCGAGGTTTGCTGTTGTTTTTACCGTTACCGCTACCGGGTTTTTTAACCGTTAGGCCATAAGAACTTAAAACCGTACTCAAAATTCCGGCGGCGAAGGTCGTATCTATTTGTCTGATGCCATTACCAAAATAGCTCCAAGAAATCACCGCTAAAGACCAACAAAGAACCAAAAGCGAAACACAATTACCAATCAGGCTTGAACCTTCTTTTTCTTCTTGTTCATCCATTACGGCGACGTAGCAAATATGTCCTATTCTGATACTAGTTCTTTTATTTGTAAATTGACCGAGATAGGCGCGGCCTTGATTTCTGCTTTAGTCTCTGGATCTTTTGTATATCTTGCTATGCAATCAAAGAAAAATTCTGAGATCAAACAAGAGCTTTTTTTTAGGTTGAACAGTCTAGAGAAGTCAGTTGCAAGGCTTGAGGAACGTTGTCCTATGAAAAACACTAGATGAATGAAGTCCTTGCTAGCCCTATCTTTTGGGCTGCTGTAGCCCTTGCCTCGGAAATCGTAGGCGCATCAAAACTAAGACAGAACGGAGTCATTGCCGTGATCTTTGACACGATCAAAAAAATGAAGCCAAAAACTGACGACAACCCAAAATGAAAGAAATCTCTTTAGAAGAAAACGCGGCTAGAGTTCAAACAATGAATGAACTTTACGAATTAGACAACAGGGGAACAGACCCAAATCACCCGCATAAAAATACGTTTACGGGTTTAGGTGTAGAGATTGCGACCTATAGGAAATTTGCTCAAGATATGGCTATATATAAGAAATGGAACGACAAGAATTACCCGTTGTCTTGAATACTTGCTTTTGCGAGCATTGTTTAGAACTTAGACGGCAACAGGACAGGTTGGCAGAACATAGGAAATTACAATTGCTTAAACTCTCTAGAGATAATCAAGTCAACTAATTTCGTTTTTTTGCAATGTAAATGCGGCGTACGATCCAAAATTATATTTAATTCTCTATTACTTTTACCCATCAATTCAAAACGTCTTTTTTTCTCGTCACTCAGCGGGGCGGGTTCTTGATAAGAAAATAAGTTACCAACAGCAGAAAATAAACCCATCGCGTTAATTAATACGCTTGCATATTTATCATAATTAGATAATTTCGTAATAGGCCAGCTAATAGCCTTATCCCCGTAGGCGTACCAGTGAGCAAAGCAGTGGTTTGCTGGCCTAATTATTGCCTAAGTATGATTAATGTTTAAAATGGATTTGTAGTTTCATTAATGCGATCTACTTATTAAACGGTGTGGGAACCGGATTGTTCAGCCCTTAACGAACAGAGGCGTTAGGGGTATTTTTTTTGTCAATTCGAGCCGGGGGATGGATCGGCTAACTCATAGCTCACTACAAACTATGAAACCGCCCTGTCTTCACTTCGTAGCAGCGAAGTTTATAACTTTCAGTCTGACTATGAACAGACATCAGGCTCCCCGGCGTTGAGTTACATCCTTAGAGGAATTGCCAACTCCTTCACAAAGTCTTTAAGGGTGTCATGGTTCCAATAGTCCTCACATCTTTTTTCGTTGCCCTTTTTTGCACACGCCCCACGGCAATAAAAACGGATTGGATCTCTAATATTTTCGCTTAACCATTTCCCCTCTGTTAATGAGTCAGGGTGGTCAGGGTAATCAACAACGCCGTCAAGGTCTTCTATAGGATCGCCGCAAGCATCACAAATAAATTCAAAACGTCCATAGTATTTAGAAATTGGCATTGATATAAAAGCGAAGAAAAAAAACCCCCTAAAAAGGGGGCGGGGTGGTTACTTAGCAGGAACGGGGAAAAGTTGAACAACTTGCCTTTTGGCGGTAGTAAACAAAACGGTCAAATCTCTGACTAGGAAATCAACCTCTTTGTTATGCTCTCCAACTCTTCTGTCTAAATCCCTTTTGTAATCTTCAATAGTCAAAGCCTTGTTTTCTAGCTTTGATTCCAACTCTTGAATATAAATCTTGGATTGCTTGTGATAATTTTTGTAATCGGCAAGCTTAGATTTTGAGTTGATTGAT